CTTCGCGGGTTTCCGATCCGGCCGCTGGGGGCGTGGCTTTTGTCGTGCCCGAACTCGGACGGGTTCGGAACGACCGTCGGGGGATCGATCCTCCGGGTTGGCGGCGTGCCTTCCGAACGGTACGAGTTCTATGCGATGGGGACGTGAGCGATGGCATTCTCGGCACAGATCAGCCTGTCGGTACTGGCCCACGAGACCTCGGCGACGGACCTGTCCTCGTCGCTGCGGGTGACGCCGGCGTCCTACGCCCAGACGCTGACGAATGGCACGGCGGGCAACCAAGCCCAACTGGCGTGGAGTGCCACGAAGACGCTCTCGGGGGCGTCGCAGACGTTCTCGCTGGCAACGCTCTCGGACGTCCGTGACGGGGCCACGGTCACCGTGACGCTCACGGCCGTGAAACTCTACTACGTGCGAAACAAGGGGGCGTCGAGCCTCGCGTTCGCCGGGGCGCCGTTCCCGGCCTCCGGCCTGACCGTGGCGGCCGGCGCCGTGGCGGTTCAGTCCGACCCGTCGGCGACGGGTATGTCGGCCTCCGGCGTGACGGTGACCGGGACCAACGGCGGCTCCTACGACATCGTGCTCCTCGGGAACGGGAGCGTGTCGTGATCGACATCGGCAAGTACACCGAGCGGGTCACGGTCCTCGCCCCGACAGAGACGCGGAGTTTCTCGGGCGAGTCGACGTTCTCGTGGGAGACGACCGTCGGGACGTTCTGGGCGCAGGTTGAGGGGCTTTCGAGCCGGGATGTCCTGCAAGCCCAGCAGGCCAACGTGATCGCCACCCACCGCATCCGCATCCGGTATCGCGAGGATGTCACGCACCTCCACCGCGTGGTCTGGAGGGGCAGGACAATGGAACTAGCGAGCGTGACGGAACGCGGGAACCGCACGTACCTCGAGATGCTCGCCAGAGAGGTGCAGTGATGGCGATTGTTCAGGGGATCGGGTCGCCGCAGGAACTCGATGGAGGCGGAACCGGCCTCGATCGAGCAAACCAGTTCGTCACCGTCAAAACCGCCGGCGCGAGGGACTTAGTCAGGCGACTGAACGAACTGGTGCAGGCCGCCAGCAGCGAGCAGATTCTGAAGAAGGCCGTCCGCGAGGCGAGCAAGCCAATCAGTGACGCCTACGCCTCGGCCGCACAGGCCCGCGAGGCGACCGGGAACCTGTACAAGTCGGTCGATGCGAAGACCAAGACATACGCCGGAGACAACGGCCCAGCCGCGGTCGCCGTCGTCGGCCCCCGCCAGACCGGACCAGTCGGCAGCCGCCCCGGCGTGGAGAGTGGAAATCACGCATGGCTCATCGAGTTCGGGACCAAAGCGAGAAAACCGGGCAGCCGAGGCCGGCGGACTTACATCAACGTCCACCAACTGATCAACAAGCGATTCCGCAGGTCCGGGTCGTTCAACAATTCGCAGTTTGCGACCATGCCGCGAGGCTATTACTTCCTGATGGGAAGCCTCGACGAAAGAGTCAACGCGGGCGGGCGGCCGGGGTACTCGAGGGACTTTGCCGGCCCCGGCCCCGGAGGCGATGGCAGGCCGCAGCACCCCATCGTGCTCGCTCCCGGCGAGACACTCGCGGGGATGAAGCCGCAGAACCTCATGGAAAACGCCATCAACCAGCACGGCAGCGAGGCGCTGTCGATCTTGCGGTCCCGGCTTCAATCGGAGATCGCCGTCCGCGGCGGCTGACCATGCTCCTCCAGCCTGAAAAGCACGTCTACCAAGTCCTCGCCGGCAACCCGGCCGTGGCCCGGCGGGTCGGATTCCGCATCTACGCCGTGGCGGTGCCGAAGACCGACTTCCCGTTCCTTGTCTACAAGAGAGCAAATGTTGCCCGCGAGTCGACGCTGACGGGGCCAATGTACCTGCCGCTGATGAGCATCCAAATCGCCTCGTGGGCGCTCACCCACGACGTCGCGAGGGAGTTGGCGGACGACGTCCGGCTTGCGCTGGACGGCCGAACTGGCACGCTCGCGGGGGTTACAATTGAAGATATGAGGTTGGTGTCGGAGACCGACGACTTCCTCGACCCCACCACCGTCGGAGCGCAATTGCCACCGGCCTATGAGGTCAGGCAGTTGTGGCAATGCCGGTGGCAGGAGTCGCGGTCTTAGACCACTGAAAAAGACAACTATCGGCGCAAGGAGGCGCAACAATGGCTGGTATTTCCGCACAGGGACTCACGTTCTCGTTCGGGGGTACGACCCTCACGATCACGAGCGTGCAGGTCAATGACACGCAAGACCTCATCGACGGCAGCCACCTCGGCATCGGCCCGAACCAGCGGCGAGAGTTCGTCGGCGGTTTCGCGACCGACCGCGAGGTCACCGTCGACTACATCTCCACGAACATTCTCACCGCCGGTGCGTCTGGCGCCCTGTCGATCACTGGGCCGATCAACTTCAGCGGCAACGCGACCTGTGCGTCCGCGTCGCTCGGCGGGTCGGTCGGCGCCCTCGTCTCTGGGAGTGCGACGTTCCGCGTCGCGTAAGCGATGGCGGGCCGATCGTCCCAAGGCACGACGTTCACGTTCGCAGCCGCCACGTTCGCAGCCACGAGCGTGCGATACGGCGGCGGCTCCGAGCGTGCGACGGTCTCGGCCCCGCACATGGGCCTTGGCCGCGACGACTTCGAGCCGACGTACATCACGCACCGCACATCGGACGAGCGGCCGAACGTCGAGGTGGAGTTCATCTCCGGCACGCCGCCGGCCATCGGGGCGACCGGGGCGATCTCAATCGCCGGAGCATTCTCCTTCACGGGCGCCGTTGCGACGTGCGTGTCGGTGCAGGTCACCGCGTCCGCTGGTGACTTGGTGCGAGGGAGCGCCTCCTTCCGCGTGCAGGTCTGACCGTGCCGATCGGCGTGCCCTACAACGCGACCTTCACCTTCAACGGCATCGCCGCGACGGTGACCAGCGTGCAGGTGGAGACGCCCGTCGCCGAGATCGTGGACATGACCGGCGTCGGCGACGCGACGGGGTACACGGTGCAGGTCGCGACCGGAGCGATCACGGGCGGCGCGGTGACGGTGGATTTCCTCTACGCCGGCGGCACCGACCCGCAGACGCTGATCGGAACCAACGGCATCCTCGCGTTCACCAGTTCGGCCTACTCGGTCAGCCGGCGGGCGATCCTCGAGAGCGCGAGTGTCACAGCACAGACGGCCGACGTGGTTCGCGGCCAGTTGAAGTTCCGTATGACCGATTCCACGGTGTAGGAGGTTATCCGTGATCCTGTCGAAGAAGGCGATCCTTGAAGCGAAGGACATCAAGACCAAGGAGGTCGAGGTCGCCGAGTGGGGTGGCAGCGTCTGCGTCCGCGTCATCAGCGGTGCCGATCGCGACGTGTTCGAGCAGGCGTTCGCCGACAAGAAGATGGAGTCGTTTCGCACGAGGTTCCTCGTGCTGACCATCTGCAACTCAGACGGCGACCGCCTCTTCACGAACGACGAGGTGGAGGCTCTCAACAAGAAGTCGAGCGCGGTGATCAACCGCCTGTTCGACGTCGCGTGGGAGTTCAACGCCTTCACGCCGGCCGCCGTGGAGGCGCTGGGAAACGATTCGCCGAGCGCCCAGAACGCCTCTTCTACTTGAGGCTGGCTCTGGCGCTCGGCCGCAGCGTCAAGGAACTCCTGAACACCGTCGACAGCGAGGAACTCTCCGAGTGGGCTGCGTTTGACCAGATATACCCGCTCCCGAATCCGTGGCTTCAGACGGCACGCATCTGCCGGACGATCATGGCCGCGAGCGGGAACTACAAGCGCATCCCCGACGAGGACGTGTTCATCCCGGCGTCACGGAAGAAGCCGCAGTCCAACGAGCAGATGATCGCGGAGTTGTCCAAGTTGTTCGGCCCGCCGCAAGGATCGTGAGATGGCGAACTACATCGGCAAGATCGCCGCCTCCTGCACCGTGAGCGCGGCGCAGTACGTCACCGCGATGAACGAAGCGGCGAGAGAAGTAGCCGCGTCCGCCGACACGATAAGCAAGAAGCCGTAGGGGTCGTCAGATGGCAAGAGGCTACCTAGGCAAAATCTCCGCGATCGTCTCGGCGAACACCGGGGACTACGTCCGCAAACTGGACGACTCGGCGAAGAGGACGGCGGCGTTCGCCAGAACGATTCAGAACGACCTGAATCGGGCATCACGCGATGCGTCGAAGTCGATTGACGCGATCCTGACTCCGCTCCAGCGTTTTGAGCGGGCCATCCAGAACGCTGCCGGCGCCCGGCTCCGGTTTCGCGGCGTGGACGTCGCGATCAACAACGTCCGCGAACTGTCCGCGCTCGTCTCTCGTCTCGAGCAGCAGAGGGACATCGACTTCGCCGTCCGCGCCAGCGGTCTGCGAAACATTACGGAACTGAAGCAGACACTCCAGTCGATCAGCCAAGATTCCTACGAGATCGTGGCGAGAGTCGGCCTGCAAGGACTCCGCGAGGCGCGTGCCCAACTCGACACGCTGCCAGAGGACACGACCGTTACTGTTCGGCAGCGCGTGCAGAAAAGCGCCGAGTACGACGCGGCCATCGCGGCCTACGAGCGGCTTGGCGGCGAAAAGCGCGTGCAGGCGCTCATCAGTGTCGTCGGGGCCGACCAACTTGAACGAGCAGTCACGGCCGAAAGGCAGTTGGTTAGCGTCGCCGAGCAGTTGGCGAATCCAGCGGCAGCAGCCACCAAGCAGTATCAAGCGCTCAGTGCAGAACTTCAGATTGCCTTCGGTCCAGCACTTGAGAGAGCCCAGAAGGGCGTCTTCGGGCTTCGGGACGCGATTGAGCAGGGCGGCACGGTTTCCGAGCGGAGATTTGATGGCGTCCGACAGCGAGTTGAGCAGACGACGCAGGCTATTGAGCGGCTGACCGAGGCACAGCGTCTTGCTAACACAGGCGCCACGGGGCAGGAACTGGCATTCCGTGCTCCGCGTGTGCAGGAAGAGTTGATCGCATCAGGCGGCGTAGCAGGCCGCGTCGCTTCGCTACCGGCAGCCGCTCGAGAAGACCCATCGATCAGAAACCGCATTGAGGAACTGGCAAGGCTGCGTCAAGAGATCGCGAGGTATCAAGCGTCAGTCGAGAGGCGTCAGTTGCTCGGACTCGACACTCGCGGTGCAGAGCAAGCGCTGGACCGAGTTATCGCAAAGTCGAAAGAGTTGCGAGAAAGTTTCGGCCCCGGCGAACAGGTCGAGACAGACTCGCTCATCGCGAGGGAGCAGGCACAGAAGAGGCTGTCTGAGCAACTGGCAGCCGACACCGACCGCAGGGTCAAGGCAGAAACAGACGCGCTCATCGCAAGGGAGCAGGCGCAGAAGCGGCTGGCAGAGCAGTTGGCAGCAGCGGCCGAGCGGACTGCCAAAGCAGAAACGGACGCGCTCATCGCAAGGGAGCAGTCGCAGAAGCGTCTGGCGGAGCAGTTGGCGGCGGCAGCCGAGCAGGCCGCCAAAGCGGAGACAGATGCGCTCATCGCTCGCGAGCAGGCACAGAAGAGATTGTCTGAACAATTGGCCGCCGATACGGATCGCAGGGTCAAGGCGGAGACGGATGCGCTCATCTCGCGAGAGCAGGCGCAGAAAAGGTTATCTGAGCAACTGGCAGCCGATACTGATCGCAGGGTGAGGGTAGAAACAGACGCGCTCATCGCAAGGGAGCAGGCGCAGAAGAGGTTGGCCGAGCAGTTGGCGGCGTCGGCCGAGCAGGCTGCCAGAGCGGAAACAGATGCGCTCATCG